TCTAATGTTGTTTTTCCAGCAGCAAATTCTTTAATTTTAATTTTACCCGGTATTTCATTGGCCATTTGTTCTACTTCTTCACGATGTTGTAAAATTTTATCCACAGGAATACGCAACAAATTAGCATCCATACGTCTTGCTACATAGGTTTCACTTAATTCTAACGTGTAATACAACACATTAAATCCTAATTTAGCAGCATGTGTAGCCATATCAATAACTGCCCAAGATTTACCCCCACCAGGATTACCAAATATAATAACTAATTCACCTTTACCATAACCGCCTTGTGTAATATTATTCATAACATCCCAAGGAAATGGAATTGGAGATCTACTATCTTCTCTATAACGAGTTTCAACATCTTTTTCATATTCGTGACCAATAGATCTTACTTCACCTACTTTAAGTGCATTAAGAATTAATTGTCTGATAGAATCAAAATCATTGATACTTAATAAGTCTGTAGAAGCAATGATGGCTTTTTTCATCTGTTGATTTCTACAGAATCCTAAGAACTCATCTTTAATATATTGTATATCTGTTTGTTCGGATTCTCTATAAGCTTGAACTAGTTGTTCTTTAATAGCGATTTTTAAAACATCGTTTTCTATTTTTTGAACTTCAACCTTAAGAGCTTCCATTGAAGGCACAGTATGGTATTTACTAAAGTATTTAAGAATTTCTTTTATAACCCACTGATGCGAAGTGTTTTCAAAGTAATCTTCACTTAAAGATTCAGAAATGGTAATTAAGAAATCTCGATCTGTTAGTAAGGCACCGATTACTTTTGTTTGAAAAGTAGGTCCATACTGTGATAACTTAGAGAGAGTTGTCATAACTTTTATTTATTTTTTATTTTATTAAATATACTACCTTAAAATGAGAGATCCAAAGGTTTCGGCAAGCCAAGAATGCGTATTTCCAATAGAATTTTGTAATCCATCAGTTTCATAAAGCATCATAAATCCTCCAATATTTAAAGAATTAATTTCTTCATTTAGTGAACCTATTATATCTTTTTTACTTTCATCCGATATATTAGGTGTGCGAATATTCATTAATTGATAGTTGATATTCAATTGTTTTTTGGCTTCCAATATACTCCCGTGAAGATGATTAGTTCCTACGTTATCTTCGCTTATCTCGTAAATATCGTCTAAATCTAATTCATGTTCATTAGATAAATCAAACATTTTAACAATTTTTTTAGGTCCTAATCCTCGTACTCCAGGAAGATTATCTGAGGTATCTCCTAGTAGTGCTTTGTATACGAGAAAATTGTTAGGGTGTACATTAAATTCTTCTAAAACATCTGCTATTTTATAAGTTTTACGTTTAGTTGGTGAATATACTTGTACTTTTTCACTAATTAATTGGTAAAAATCTTTATCTGCCGACATAATAGTAACTTCATTGCAAGTTGAGTCATCCTCATAATGTTTTGCTATAAGCCCAATACTATCATCAGCTTCAATTTTATCAATTGATATTAAACTAACAGGAAGTTGTTTTAAATATTGAATTAATCGAGACATTTGCCCAATCATTGCTTCACTTTCATCTCCTTTATCATCAAATACATCCCAATTTGTAATTCGAGCAATATTTCTATTTCCTTTATAATCAGGATATAAATTCTTTTTATTTTTAGTACTACCTGTACCATCAAATACAAGAATTACTCTAGTAGGACGAAATGTTTTAATAGCGTAACCAACACTTCGTAAATAACCAACCAGACCACCTATATGGTGGCCTGCAGGGTTAATTGCATTTATTGTTGCAAAGTTTCTCATGAATGTATTCATTGAGTCTACAACAAGTATTCTGCTGTTTCTAGTTGGTTTGTCATCTCCTAATGTACTTATGAGTTGACTTAGAAATTTTTTATCAAACATTAGTTTTCATCTATTTCGATCATAGGAGATATGCTTCTGCTTTCTTCCCATTCACTAGCATCTTCAACAATTTGCAATTCATCTCCGTCTGATACCTCTTCAAACCATTCGTGAGCATATGTTTTTTTATACTCTTTTACAGCTTCAGGCGTGTCAGGAATGAATCCGTGGGGTGTTACAATTACAGTTGAAGCAGTAGCAATACCACAATCAGCATGAATTTTATCAATTGCTATTTTAGTACGTTTAGCAAATTCAACTTTTTTACCTTTGTGTTGTACATTAATTTTAGAAGTACCACTATTTGTAACATTTCCAAATGTAATTACAATGGCGGCATCCCAATACATTGCGTTCCCACCTTTATTTGTCATTCTAGGTTGTGACATTGGTGTTAATGCTGGTTGTACTCCAGTTTTGTTAATTACAAAGAATGTGTTTGTGTAAGGGTATTTTTCTTTACGTGATAATGGGAATTGTTGGTTGATAAAATTTCCGAATTGAGTAGCCATAGCACCAGCATTCCACATAGGATTATTGTTACCTTGTTTAACACTCATTTCGCATGGAATCGATCCAACTGAATCCCAAAGGAATAGTAAGTCGTAAGGTAATTTGCCTTTTTTCTGCTCATCTAATATATCAGCAATAAATGCAGATACATCTTCAATAGTATTTAAAGATGATCTATCAACATATAGGAAAAATCCTTTATAGTCCATAGTTTCACCAGTAACTTCATCAGCAATAGCCTCAACTTCTAGTCCCATTTTTTTAGCATGAGCAAAATCCCATTTCATCTCTGTAATGATGAATACAGGTAATACTTCCATTTGTTGAGCAGATACTGCTGCTTCAATCATTAATGTAGTTTTTCCTGTATCGGAACCCCCACGGGCAATGGTAACTTGCCCCATAGGTATTCCTTGAATTGATAATGCATCACTAACTGCAGGTGAGAAAGGGATCCATCTTTGCTTTTTAAATTTAGATGACTCAGATAAGTACTTTGATTTCTTAAAACTATCTAAATCAAATGACTTTCCATGAGACGATTTTATAGCGGATGATGCTGTATCGTTTAGGTTTCTTTTAGCCATTATTCAAATAAGTCGTTAAATTTGTCTGCTTTTGGTTGTTTTGTGTTTAAAGAATAGTTAGGAGTTGATTCTTCTGCTTTATTTTCCCAAGGCAGGTCATTAAATCCTTCTTCTTCGTCTTTAGTAACAATAGGTTCATCAGTGTCATCTTCTTCAGGATTAGCCCATTTTTGGAAGATTTCATTTAAGCTTTCATAAGTGTGTTTCTTATTAATTGCAAAAATGTCTGGTTGTTCGTCTAAGTAAGTGCGTAATGCTTCTGCATCTTCAGTAATAGGTGTAGTTTTTACTCTTGGAGTAAGAATACATTTTACTACTTTACGACCTGCTACAGTGTCATCAACACCTTCTACAATAAAATCACGTCCATCTTGAATGTCTGTAAAATCACCGTAATCCTCATTCATAGCAATGTTCATTAATTGGGTGTAAATTTCTTTACCAAATTCCCATAAACGAACCCCTGATGCTTCTTCACCACGAACAATAACAGGAGCGAATACTCTCATTTTAGGAGTAATCTTTTTAGCCATTTGCCAGTGATCAGGATTGTCAGATTTACGAAGTTTTTGTGCTGCTTCTAAGATTGGGTCAGCTTCACCCCAATTTGTTAGGGCCAAAATAGGTCCTTTAGTGTACCCATAGTGAAAATAAACTTCACGGAATGGTGTTGACGTATTAAATTTTGAAGGAACAATACGAACTTGGTGTTTTCCAACTTTCGGCTTCCAAAAAATTTTAGAATAGTCAATTTTGTCTTTGCTTTGTCCTTTACTTTGAAAGGAATCTAATTTTGATTTGATTAAAGATAAATCCATAACATTTTTTAATTTTAATAATTATAAGTAAGATAAATGTACGAAAGGAAAATCAAGAAGCCAAATTAGACTTCAACAATAGTGTGGATTTTTGTGTGTACTTTTCTTAAACCGCCTTCTTGAGTAAGTAAGATAACATTGCGATGGTCAGGCCAGTTTATTTTGTAGTTAGTATCAAGTACACCTTGATTTAATTCACGAATCAAAGCATTTAATGCATTAATTGTGTATAAAGTATTGGATTCTTTTTTTCTATGTAATAATATTGTGCTAGGTAGTGCATTTTTTGATGTAGTATTCATTACATCAATATTATAAGTCAAGATTAACTCGTCAGTATCCGGAGAGGATAAAACAAATATTTTATTATATAAAATAGAATAGCGATTTGTAAGGGCACCTAGCACTTCATCTAATCTATCGTGTGCAATAAAGGTGCAGAATAATTTATTTCCTATCATGTCATCAATAACAATGTCGTTAAATTCATAACTGGTCATAAATATGTAATCTTGTGTCATAACCTGGGGGCTTTCTATTTTAAATTATTGTAATTTGTTCCTGTTTTTACTCGTGTTGGATACTTTAACTTTGTCATAATTTCCCCAATTTTCTGCGTTTCTTCGCGCGATACATCTATAAGCACGGAGTCATATGTATAAAGCACTATACGCGATTTTAACGGCCTAAATTCATTAAATATCGCATGTAATTGTTCTACGTTCTGCGACGTTTCAAAATTTTGAATATAATAGTTGAGTATTTTTTGAGGTGTTGGATTTTCAACATTCTTTAAATGAAATATTTTACCTGATGGAGTAGTGAATGAACCTCCATATTGTATTTCACCCCAGAGATTATCGGTAAACATATCCACTTCTCTGAAGAATGGTTTATTTATAAATTCTTTTCTTATACCTCCATATAAATTTTGGAATGTAATTTCTTTTACCTTGGATATATCGGGTTCATCTAAGATTTGAGCAATTTGAGTATATACATTTGTGTTATAATCAAAATTATATCCTACTATATCACCGAGTAAACGGGGATGATAACCGTTAAAATCAAATTCCATAAACAAATCATTGTCGGGAATAAAACAATCGCGTTCCCCATTTTCTTTATTTAACGCAGCATAGTTGATACTATTGAAGGAATTAGAAGGGCGCCCAGTAAGAGTATATAAGTTATAATTAGTATAAGCTCGTCCTTGCTTAATAGAAAAATGCGGAGTGGAGTGATTTTCATGGTATTTAATAAAACATTCTTTGTCCAATTTAATACCTTCTTTTTCAATTTTAAAGAATACATCAATTTGTTTATTTATATAATCAGTGTTTTTATTAATATATGGTTGTATTATTTTATAAACTGCTTCACAATATTCGTAATGTTTAGAAATAGGAATTAATTCATTAACATTTTTTAATGAACCATGATTTCTATAAAAATCAGACATTAATATAGATTCACATTGGGTTAAATCAAGTTTAACTCCTTTAGCAATACTACTTAATGTTATATCATTTATTTTACCACTTAAAAAATATTTAGTATGTTTTGCATCAATAGCATATAATTCCTTTTCAGATAGGAATTTTTTTAAAGGTTGCCATTTTAAACCTAAAGATTCGTTATGTTTAATACAGAAAATATATCCTTTATCATCAAACGGCTTTACGTAAACTAATGATACTTCAGATATAGCAGGATGATAATTGTAATTGTTCGATATTATATGAACAAAACATTTATCAAAAGGCGGTAAGAGTGGTAATTGAGATTCTTTCTCTATTATATAAAACATAACCTTATTTATTTATTCGATAAATGTACGAATAAATTTTTAGGTAACCAAGAAAGCAGTCAATCCAGACATTTGGTTATTAACCTCATCTAGAGTCTGGGTGTTTGGGTTATAGGCTATTACTTGGTAGTTAGATGATGGTTTATTAGCTAATTCATTATAAGATGAATTGTTAATTTCTCTAATGTTAATGTTAGATGTACTTAAATCTTTATAAAAATAACGAGTTGAAGCTGATGAATTGGTAGAATTTGTAAGAGAGTTTCTTAAAGTAGGAATAGATCCAGCAGCAGCAACTGTAGAAGGGATTGTTGATGTTAAATCGTATGTCTCTAAAGATTTTGAATTATCATCAAATGTTTTTCCCGTAGAGTATTTATTGCCATTTATTATATTATAAAACCCAATATAAGGTTTTTTATCACTTATGTAACGTAAGGCAATATTTGATCCTATACTAGTACTATTAGTATAAAGATTTTCTTGAATTCGGCTTTTAGGTATAGGTCTCATTATTTAAAATCTCCAGCTTTTATACGCGTTAATAGATCTTGAGCTAATTCTATTCTAGCTCCAACTTCAGGAGCATTTAATACATCATCATATGTTGTAGCAGCTCCTTTAGTTATACCAGCAAATCTTTCATAAGCAGCAGCGGCGGCTATAGCGGATTCTAGATCAGTTGAATTTTTTAATTTAGTTCCTGCTGCTTTTTCACTATTAGTTAATTCGGATTGAACAAAATCAAGTTGAGTTCCTAAAGTATTATAATTTGCTTTAGATTGAAGACTAGTCTTTCTAGCTCCTAACCACTGTGCTATACCTATAGCTCCTATACTGTTTGTAATACCCGGTTTAAGTTGAGATTCTTGAAGAAAACCTCCAACTAAAGCTGCTATTTGATAATCTTTATATCCTTTACTTTCAAAAAAGTTAACTGCTGTTTTTAAATTAGTTTGGTCAAAAGCATTAGTATTTACCCCAACAACAACACGTCGATTACCAACAGTAACAACTGTTGCTCCTGGGTATTGTTGATTGTTCCATTGTTTCCAGACTTTTGTTCCTTTAGTATTTTCAAATACAATAGGATAAGCACTTAATTCTGTAGTCCAATCGTTTCCTGAGATTTGATGTCCTAGTTTGGTCACAATGTATGCTAGAGTTCTTGCACCTGTATTTTTATATCCTTTAGGTATAATGTCTTGATTAATTTTAAATAGATTTCCTATAATTATACCACCAATACCATCTAATGTAATAGATAATTCTGTGGGTATTATAGTTCTAAAACGGTTTTGTGGATCAAATCTATCTAGATTAGCTAAAAAGTCTCTATAGGCAAAATCTAATCCACCATAGACATAATTAAAATTATCATTTCCACTTACATTACCGTTTATATATTGAAAGTAATTATACATTTTAGTTAAAAAAGGTAAAAGAAAAGAAGCCGGCTCTGATGCCCTGTCTATTGCTATGCTTGAGTTAAAATCTTTTTTAGGTATTAATCTATCTTCAATTCCCTCATTCCAGGCAACTAAAGTAGCATTATCATATCCTAATTTTCCTATACCTGTAGCATCTTGAGCAGATATAGCTATGATAGAACCCATTTCAGGAAATATTTTGGATGAAAATTTATAATCTCTAACTACGGAATTAAGATTATGCAGTTGAAGAAGAAATAAATCTTCTTTTGTACTTCCAGTAAAATTAATATCAATAATTCTACCTATAGCATTTCGATTATCTACTTGAATATCAAAATTATTTACATTTCCTAAACTATTTTGAATATCTCGCATAATACCTTGAATATAGTCTCGTATAGAGATTATATTTTTATTTTGAGTATCAGCAGAAGCAATATTTTTAGAAATTGCATGTTCATATAAATAATTTAAATTAACATATATGTTTGAAATATATCCTAACTGTTTTGAACTACCATCATTAGTTTCTAAAAAAGGTAAAGCATTTTTAGATAATATATTTGAAGCAGCATTAGCTACTTGATTAGCTACTACGGGAACTTGAGCATTTAATATTTGTTGAAGTCTAGCATCTAAAGGAATATTAGTAAAATACTTATTAATAAGTGCTAAAACATTATCTTTTTTAAAAGCTTTATTAGTATTATCTTTTACAGGATGCCTTGCTTCAACACTAGCAACTAAATAATCATCTATTAAACTTGTAAATAAATCATCATATGCTGTATCAGCAGCATTATTTTTACCTGGGTAGAATAGATCAAAAAAATTAATTTTAAATCCTCCTGTTATGTTTTGGGAGGAGGTAGCTTTAAAAGAGCTACCATTACCAAAAGTAATTACAGGCACACCATCAGTACCATATGTTATAGATGTTATAAAAGATGTTAATTCATTTGATAAATCAATAAAATCTTGTTCAAGATTTCCTTCATATCTATAATATGTACGATTTCTAAATAACTCTCCTAAAACTTGTCCTGGGTTGTCTGTTACTATAAGATCATCAGTACCTGCTTCTTTAAATTTAGGGATAAATCTATTTAACTTACCTATAAACTTGCTAGAAGCAGCCGCCGCTATATCTGGTTTGGATGTAACAGTAGGAGCAGATGTTGCTGGTGTTGGGGTTTGTACTTTTAAACTATTCCAGTTGTCATTTCTAACATAACAAACTCCTAAATTTGTTGATAATGCTAGCGGACTAGCAATGCATTTAAGAGAAGTAGCAAAAGCATTAGATGGCTTTTGAGGATTAAACAGCGCTTCTTGAGAATTGGTACTATTTTTTTTATTGTATTTTATATAATCTTTTGATTTATAATCTGTTTCATAAGTTACCAATTCAGAAAGTGGCTGATTGCTTTTTCCTTTAGAAAAGACATATGTGCTGAGTAAATCACAAAAACTCCCCAGTGTTATGTATATTTCAGCTGGTGATTGGGGTCCTAATGATTTTGGTAGTCCTCCTCTATCATTTTTATCTTCTTTAACATCTTGTCTATAAAGATAATAATAATTCCCTGTTATAGGGTCAGTAATAACCTTAGTAGCCCCACTAGCTGTTCCATTCATGGTATTCCATAATTCTTGAAGCAACCCAGGAATTATTCCTTTTTCATATGATTCTACTACTTTATCTCCTATATTGCCGGGGAGTTGTAGTAATCCTTTACCAGAATTATCAAATGCTTTAGTCTCTCCAGGAACCCAATTACATTTAAGTGATTCTAAAACTTCACCTAGTGAAATAATTGAAGTAGTACAATCATATCCACCATCATCTCTAGCAGACCAATTATAATTTTTAACATATCCTAGTAAGGCATCATATGTTCCTCCACTTTTATCAATTAGCTCATAGATTTGAGCAAAAGCATCATTTAATGTTATGTTACTTTTATTTAATATATCATAGCTAGGAATAGCACCATTATAATGATCTTTATCCTTAGCAAAATCCCAACCAAATTCTAAAAGCACAGTATATCCCGGGCGCATATAAAGAAGTTCTAATTCTTCTAATTGCTTAATATCCCAACAGTTAAAGGTTACTGTTGCTTCTTGAAGTGAACCATATGCTCCTTTAGATTGTATAGATACATTAGTAATACCAGGCATTGGTCTAATACCTGTTCTATTTATTGCTCCTCCTTGAGCTCTATTACTATATGCATTAGATTTACCTCCTAAACCATTTTTTTGAGTAAAAACATCTACATTACCCTCTTTAGTTTCTTTTGTAGAATGATTTAAAGTTCCACCTTGTAGAACATATTTTTTTGCTAAAGTAGATGATCCTTCAAAATTAACACCTGAGGTCATTCGTACCCAAGCTGAGCGGGAGTTCAATTGATGGAGAAAAGCAGGGGTTCTAGCAGCCATTCCATCTTGTCTTCGTTTTAATTCCTTTTGAATAAATGCAGGGAAGGTTTCTCTAAATATTGACATAACATTTTATTTAATTAATATTTCCGAATATAGTTAAAACATTATTTATATCCGTAGGTATGCGTAATTGTGTTCCAGGTATAGGAAACATAGAACCTAATGTGGAATTATTGTTTATAGCAGATATAACCCACCATAAAGAAGCATCTTGATAGTAAGTATAAGCTAATAAATCTAATCTATCTCCTTCTACAGTAACAACATATAAATCATTGTCTGCCGGTGGTATAGTTGGAAATTGTTTTGCTTTATAATATTGTTTTCCCGCACCAAATGGGGAATCAATAGTTGTTGTTAATATGTCTGCGTTACTATAAATCATATAAATAATTTTCTCCAGTAATTTGTTGATTTTGACGTACAATTTCATCAATTGTAGGTTCTGATGAGGTAAACCCATCAATAGCTACAGATAACGCTTCATCGGCATCTATAACCACAGGTGGTAAAGGTGGTAATTTTCTAGGACCATTAAAATTTTCTCCTTCTGGTATTTTATTATCTTTTCCAAATATATCTGTTAACCATTGGTTTTGGTTACTTTGTCTGTCACCCATAAATGCTGGTAAATTTTTCCAATCTCGTGTTGGAGCAGCACCATTTGCGCCTGGGATTGTATTTAGAGTTTGAGGGAACTTGCGAGGAACAAAATCATGAATAGGAGCAAATGTCATTGTTATAGTCATTACATGTGGTAATTCATATAAATTTCCTCCAGTTTCGGGTTCGTCTAATGCTATTTCCCAAGGTGAATCATTACCTATAGAATAAGTCATATTTTTAATTACACCGGGTTGTCTAAACATATAATCACCTAATGTTAATCTCATATAAGGACCTCTCATTACATTATCACTATAATCGGGCATTGTATTTGAATACAGATAATTTAATTTTTGCCACATTGGTTTTAGTTCTGCTTCAGACATTGCTGCTACTTGAAGAGTAAAAGATATATTTCTTTCAAATCCTTTGTAAATATAAAAAGGTTCTCCACGTCCTATATAATTAACTGTGTTCCAAGATGGGTTTGGTGTATCTGTAATGTCCTTAAGATACGAACGAAAGATCATCCAGACACTATTTGTTGGAGAGTCATTATCGACTGCTTCAATTCTAAATTTAATTAAGTCTCTTACTTTTGTTACTTGAGAAGTTCCTGCAATTTTTATATATGAGGATCCAGGAGCATCATCGGCATAGTATAGTGGAGTCAAATTAACTTCATCTGAGTATCCACCTGCTTCGCTTAATCCTAAGCGAGAATCTATATTATAGTTAAATAAATCTAAGTTTTTATATTTAGATTTCCCAGTTACATTAAAGAAAACACGAGAACTAACTTGATTTGCTTTATTTAATGTACCCTCACCAACAGTAGTGCCTGTATTTTTTGAAAAGTAAGCTGTCCCTATTCTGTTTGTTGCTGTTTGATTATCAATTACTTTTCGTAATGCTGAATAGTTTTTAGCATTACCGTAATTAATAACATCTTGATCAATTTGATTATCTTGAGTTAAATTGTTTTCTCGACCTTCAACAAACGGAAGAATATTATTATTTGATTCTATTAAAGCAGTATTATTATCTAAATACTGTAATGATACTCCTTGAGCATTATAATAGTTTGGATTAGCTGGTGCGTATAGATACCCGTTGTTGTTTATAGGAGCGAGATTATTTAATATAATACCTTCCTGGTCAATTTCTAGTTTATCTGTTAAAGGTAGGTATTGTCCGTTGTTTAATGTAAAATTATAACGTTTAATTGTTGTAACTCCTATACCATCAATAGAATCAGGGCCACTAATATATGAAGCTATATTAGCATTAATATTTGCTTCTAATTTGGTTTTTAATCTAACTAACCTATTATTTTTTCCTTGATCTTCTTGATTATTATTAAAAGCAACATTTTCATATTTAGCACTATTTGATTCAATTGGTAATAAACCATGTCTAACAATATGACCTCCAAAAGCATTAACTGGTACTTGTAATAAGGTATTGATACCTCCATTGTATATACGAGTAGGACCTATATTAATTGCAGAGGTAGAACTACCTCCTAAAAGAGTACCAAAATTTCCTTGTAAAAAATTGGTTAAAGGAGATCCTAAAGGGGCTTCCAACTGTGGATTAGACAACTGTAGTCCAATTTGTTTAACAATAAACCTTGGACCTTGGGGTGCATCTTTTAAGAATTTACCAATACGAATGAAATCTTTAGCAGAAGCATTTGTTGCTCCTACAAATCCTCCTCTAATTAAACCACCGTCTATGCCGACCGCATCATTAGGATCAGCTTGTTGGTCTAAAGCAGGGGGAATAGGTGTAGTAATATAGGGTTCTCCACTATTACCGCCTCCTATTGTGTCATTTCCGTATCTTAAATTCCTTAGATTAGTTAATGTAGCTTGTTGGAATATACCCATTGCTTTTTATTAAGGGTGTGGAAAATCTACGTATTTAAGATTGGGTGCGTTTCTGTATGGTGCTGTATTTAATGGATCTCCTTCTTCTAATTTTGATGGTGTTGGTATAAATGGTACAAATCCACCTGCTATTACTTGAATAGGTGGGTTTCCATTTATTGAATACTGATCATGGCGAGATCCGGGAGGGTTTGGGTTAACGTTTGGTTGAAACGTTGGTGGCACCTGTCCTCCATTCCATTTAGGTACTGAGTTGGTGTACGATGATGGAGTTTGTAATAAAGCTACTAATGATGTTGGCATATTATTATATTTTAATGTTTATTATAAATATTAAATTAAGCTAAACTATAATTACCTTTAAGCAATGAGGTCCCTACTTTATCTGATCCCATATATATGTCAGATCTTTTATTATTGCTTTGCTGTACGAGTTGATTAGTAATCATTGTATTTCTGTTCAAATCTTTTAATTCATTTAATAAGGCCGAATTATCTTGAACAGCTGCGATTTGTTGTTTTGGTTGACGAATCATATCTCCTAATCCAGGGGCGGCTGCAAATTCATCGTTATCACTTAATGAAAACAAGCCACCTTCTTTAGGTGATACTATAGTTTTACCGTTAGAGGAGAACATATCTCCAATAGGTTCTGCAGCTTCATCTTTAGATTTAGTGAAAGCAGCCATCATTAAACCAATACCAGCAGCAATAGCAACAGCACTTAAACCAAATGTTATAGCAGATGCTGCTGTGATAGTACCAGCAGCTAAGATACCTGCTTGTACAGCGGATGCTGCTAAACCAGCTACCAATTTTACAAATGAAATACCAGCCATGGCACCTAATACTCCGTATAATACAAATGAATTTTCTAGTAAACCTGCCATCATATCAGCAAATTGACCTAATCCACCTCCTACTAGTTGACTAAATATATCTTGCGCTTTTTCCATAGCAAGATTAAATTTATCTTGAGCATTTAATGCTTCTACTCTTTTAGCAACTTCCTCACCACTCATAGCAACAATTTGCTCTCGTGACATACCCAAATATTGTTGTTTTAATAGTTGGTCTGAAAGTTCATCTGTGGTTTTACCCATCATGTCTGCTATTTTTTGTTGAGCAATAACATTCATATTAGAGTAGTTATTAAAATCAATTCCTTGATTTGCTAACTCTTTCATTTCTGTTGTTAAATCTCCTGTTAAAGCAGCAGCACGAGCACGTTCTAAATTAAATTGTCTCCCAGTAATTAATTCAGCTTGTAATTCATTTTCAATAGATGATTCAAAATCAAGTAAAGCAGCTGAAGATTTTTTAGTGCTTTCTAAGGTAGTGCCTAATAATTTAGCTTGAACAACAGCTTGTGTTAGAGCAGGTACATTACCTTTAAACATAGCTAATGTTTGACCAGATACTTTACCTACTTCTTCCATAACTTCTCTTTGGTCTATTTGAATACCATTTTGAGCAGATAAAGCTTGTGTAGTTTGATAAATTGTATTTTTAACGTCTTTAAATTCTAATCCATTTGCTTTAGTAAGTTTAGCTAAACCTCCTGCGGCCTCTTCACTAATTCCAAGTTGTTTAGTTAATTTAATGAATGTTTTGTTCATATCATCACTAAACTTAGCATTAAATCCTAATTGCTTTCCTAATTCAAAATTAGCAGCAATCATTCTTTCATTAGTAATAGCTATATCTTCTGAAGCTACTGCAGCGTTATTAAATTCTTGTCTTAAAGCATATGCTTCTTCTTTACTTGCAACTAAACCTTTTTGTATTCTTACTACTTGATCAGAAGCACCAAATGCTATTTTTTTAATGAATTCAAATATAGCTGTAAATGGGCCAAATAGATTTTTTATATCTTTTAATCCACTAGATAAACCTTCAATTCCCCCTTTAGTAAGTTTATATTGTAAATTTTGTTTTTTAACTTGATCAAGAAGAATTTCATTTGCTTTTATTTCCTCTTCATATTGACGTTGAATACCTTTATGAGCTTCTATTATCTCATCAACTTTTTCTAACTCTTTAGTTTTTTTAGAAATAACTCTTTCAGCACTACTAGATAGTGTTTCTGTAATCCTAATAAGTTCTGATTCCTCCTTGATTCTCTCTTTAATATCCCTAATAGCAGCGTCTGCTATATCTTTTTGAGTTCGAGACATTGTAGATTGACGAGCAGCTTCCTGAGTAGCTAAATCACGTCTTAAACTATCAATACGAGCATCAGCATTTGCTATATCTTCTTGACGTTTAACTTCTTTATCGGCTAATTTATTAAGTTCTTCTTGAAGACTTTTTTGTCTTATAGTAAATCTACCTCTTTCACCAAATGACTTATTATTTCGAGTCATGTACTCTCCATAAGTCTTTTCAATATTCTTTAAAGCATCGGATACTTCTTGTTCTTTTACTCTTCCCGTAAGTAATCTTTTAGATAAACTTTGAGCTTGTTTTAAAGCATCATTATATTTACTTAAATCAGCATAAAGTTCACTGTTGGCTCCTTTAGAAAGTTTAAGAGCATCAGTAACAGATTTAACATTTTTGGATAAAGATCTAGATAGATCTATAGATTCTCTTAAGGAATCATTAAATCTATTTATTTCTTCAGTATTATCTTGAAGATCTTGCTTATTAATATTATCAGCCATAGTGATGTGTTGTGTAGATAAATATGAAAAGCCCTACTTTCGTGGGGCTTTTGCTGTATAGGTTGGATTCATTGGAGGTTTAACAGTTGTTGATGAAGCCGATTTCATAGATTTTTGTTGCTTTTCAGCCTCTGTATTTTGTTTTTCAAAATGCTCTCTTATTTTATTATAAATAAAGTCTCTATGAGA